TCCACAAGACGCTTAATCGTATCACCAACCTTTAGGTTTTCGTTATACGCATCAGTGTGTTTTGGATCAGCTGGTAGGTTTGGCATGAGCATATTGAACGCCATCATCTTCTTGGCCATCGGTATTTCTTTATCTTGAAGTACACGTAAAATGTCTTTGGGAATATTGGAAGGATCCATTACTAATTACTTGGACTTTTTCTTTAAACACCTAAGTCGAGCATCTTCATTCAAAAAGTAACTATGACCACTACGATCAAGGCCGACCCCGACTACTATGTGCTCTCCCTTGAGGATCTTGACAACGGTCAAGTTGTCCTATCCAAGCACCCTGTGATCGCTTTCAAGATCATGCCTTATTACGAAGACTGTAAATTTCTCTCGATTCCAATTACGGTCACTGATCTCCCCCGTGTCCAAAAAGCTACACTTTTGACCCCAGATGACATGGTATATGAAGATCAGTGCCATGCATGTGATTTGGAGACCCATCTCGAGTGTCTCAGAGAACGCTACGGAGACCGACTCGAGTTTCATGTGAGCATGAATACATCTACCCCGTAACCCAACTTCTTCACCACTGGGTCGTTTCGGTAGTCCTCTTTGTAATAGACTTTTTTGATACCACTACTCGCTAGAGCCTTGTAGCAGTTGAGACATGGATAATGTGTCACGTACGCCACACAATCATCGATGGAGGCACCCCTCTTCGCCGCATCCGTGATTGCGTTAATCTCCGCGTGAATCGTAGCCTGTTCGTGGCCATCCCTCACGATAGACTTGTGTTCGCACCCACCTAGAAACCCATTGTAACCCATACTGATGAGGCGGTTGTTCTTCACGAGGACACATCCCACCTTCAACCTCTCACATGGAGACCGAACAGAGGCGAGATCTGCGACGTTTATAAAGTATTCATCCCATGTAATGCGATCAGTCATTACGGAACCTAAGTAAATATACTATTCATCATATTTTTAAGTTTACAAACATGTCCACAATTCCCAACAAAAGAGATTTTCTTTGTGAAGTCGCAGGTGGTATCGGTGTCTTCATGAACTGTACGTGTTTATCTGATGAGATTCACGCCGGTCAAGACGACGATATTGAGGTATACATTAAGAATAACATCCTCGACGGACCATCATTCTGTGAAGAAAAGTTTTGCAAAGCCATGCAGACCATCGATGACAAGACCCTCAGAGATCTACTCTATTATTTTGAGGAAAGAGACTTGAGCATGGTCGAAGCCTACAATGAAAGCTGTCTGGGACTGGATGACCTCCCCCAAGAACTCACGGACATTGCAGAAGCTATACTTGACCAAGATATCGTTACCTTTACAGACTTCCTAGAATATTAGATTGTAATGAAACCTAAGTAAATGCAGTATCTTCAAATTTTCAAGAAAAAATCAAATGTCTTCCATCATCAAGGCTGAACCCGGATACTTCACCTTCACTCTCAAGGAGATTGACAATGGTCAGGTGGTTCTAGCCAAGCACCCCGTCATCGCCTTTGAAGTTGTTCCGTATCGCGCTTCGGGACGATACGAGACTCGTCCCATCACAACCGCTGATCACAATGGATACGATAATCACTTCGAGCACGACCACAAACAGACCCTATTGACTCCTCAAGGTATGGTCTATGAAGATGGGTCTCCTCCTTGCAGTCTTCATACGTACCTCAAGGTTCTCAGAGAACGACACGGTGAGCGTCTGTATCTTCATGTGAGTATGAGTTCCACCCCATAGCCTAGCTCCCCAAGAACATTCGGACAAGATGGCGAGTGAATCAGAGAAAAATCAACCCATTGTGGGTAAAATCTTCGCACTCAAGTTTGCACCCGAGCCAGTGAAGACACCTAGTATCTATGAGCGCGTTTGCCGTATGTTTTAATCAACGTAAATCCTTATCAGCTGTATAGTACGTCTTCCCCTTAGTGGCGAAACTATGAACCCTCGCGTACCCCCACGCTTGTGGAGAGGCTCCTGGACGATGCCCGGTTCTCCACGCAGCGAGTCCCCTGTTGTAGATGGTCTTCACGGTCTTTAGAGGAATCTTAGTAGCCTTAGCAATTTCAGGGAGGGATTTGGCTCCCGGATACATTTTCCTAAACTTTTGGGTGTAGGAGGAAGTCTTAGTTTTTTGTCCCTTGTCCGTCTTGAATCCTTTATAGTCTCGCTTGAGCATCTTTTTGTAGCGGGTCTCAACTTCCCCGAGAGTTGTAAGTCCCCTGAAATATTTAAGGGGTGCGTAGATCTTACCTTCAGATTTACGCAGTTGTCCGACCTTCCTGGTGATGGCTGCATCGCTGAGAGGCATCTTACCTTTTACTGAGAAATTCTGAATGTACCATCAAATTTCTCTGCACACACAGTTTTACTACCACCTGGTATTTCCTCGTTGTGTGTTAGATCTAACACCATTTTATTTTGAATATTCATATCTTTAAAGTTGATTGTTTTTTTCTTACCCAGTGTTGCATCGAGGCGATCAGCCTTCAAGTTTTCGATCTGTGCACAACACGCATACTGACCTTCGGGGAGAGAACGTTTAAATTCAATACCCAATTCTGCACCCGGATTCATAGTTAAGTTGGATACAACTTTACCTTCACACCCCCCTTTAGCATACTCCGTCGTCAGTAGAAGACGAGCCTTTTTTGTAGAAACATTCTCTGGCTTTGGGTTTCCTGAACCACTTCCGCTGGCGGACATACCTTTCCCTGAACCACTTCCGCTAGCGGACATACCTTTCCCTGAACCACTTACGCTGGCTGGCGTGGGCTCCATGACTGGTGCGGGCTCCGCGACTGGTGTGGGCTCCGCGACTGGTGTGGGCTCCGCGACTGGTGTGGGCTCTGCGACTGGTGTGGGGGCGCGCGAAGCAGTCGCTTGTACATTCCTCGGTTTCATCATTAGAAATCCTATTGTTACACAGGCGACAATCAATAACAAAATTAAAACACCGACGACCTTTGGGTTCATCTTACCTTTTGCCGAGATATTTTATCGCCGTCTTTATATCGGGAAATAGGCGATTGGCCAATTTCACGCGCCCCGAGTTAGGATTGTAGTACCCACTATACCCCTCGAAAGTTGCCCGAATGAAATCACCCATATAAAAAATACAACATTATTTTAATAAGTCAGGATGGGTCTCTCAATTATTATGGGAAATATGTTTTCAGGTAAGACATCTGAACTCATTCGGAGACTGAAGCGACTCAAAGTTCTCGGTAAACAGATTGTGGTTGTCAATTCTGGAAAAGATACACGATCCCCCGATGAAGTCCTCAAAACCCATGATAATGTCAAGTTTGATTGTCACAAGGTGATCAACTTGTATGAACTACTGGGAAAGTGTGATTTTGAGGATGCCGATGTTGTCGCGATCGATGAAGCACAATTTTATCCCGATCTTAAACAATTTATCATCACATGCATGGATATGGGTAAGGATGTGATCATAGCAGGTCTAGACGGTGATGCGTTTCAGAGAAAGTGGGGAGAACTTCTTGATTGTATCCCAATTGCCAGTGAAGTTACAAAGTTATCAGCACTGTGTAAGTATTGTCGACATGAGACCCCTGGTCCATTTACAAAAAGAATTGTAGAAGACCGAGAACTCGAACTCATCGGTGGAAGTGATATGTATGTCGCTGTATGTCAGAAACATCTATGAACATCCAGAATCAAAACAACCCGCCTACTGTCACCCGTCTTGGTAAGTTCGTGGTACCGTGCGTGATCAAAGAGGTACTCCTCACCTTCCCTATGTACGTGGGGTCCCTTCTCAGTATAGAGTGTACAGTCACCTCCACCCTCTATAGTAAGATGATACCGAAGTAGGAGGTTTGTTTCTGCACGATGTGGTGCGATAGTCATTGGTCCTTCAACAACTGCGAAAAGTGCAGTCTCTTTGTTTATACAAGGAATCTGGTCAATGAGACTTTTTAAATGTGGGAAACTTTCAGCTTTGTAGAAATAGTACCTCTCATTCTTCTCGAACCATGGATCGAGATCATGGAAGTATTGTTTCTCAAGTTTCTTGGAAACTTTTCCAAACTCTTTTTGAATCTTTCGAAAATGAAACTTTATGAGCCATAGACCTGGATGATCTAGAACTCTATAGTTTGAAAATCCAGCAAGTATGTCAATGATCGTGTTTCGCATACCCACCAGGGGTCGTCGTGGGTTCTGAAAATACAGGCGGTCGATGGGTGCCTTCAGATAATCATGAAGAACCAACCCTACAGGAACCAATACCAGTGGCCACATTATTTTCTCTGTAGATAATAAAAATGCCCGGATACGGTGAACCAATGGAAACTTATGCCCCCGCCCCTGTTGAAGAAGTTGAAACTGTCGAGAAGCGCTTCGTGATGCCCAGGATGCCCGCTCTCACTCTTGTTCAGATTGCTCTCGTCGCGGTGATCGCGATCTACGCGTACACCTCTCGTAAGATGAACGGTGTCGTCGTCTCCAGCCTAGCGCTCACCGTGGCCCTCCTCCATGTGTACGATCACTTGTACCGTGTGAAGCGTGGCCCTGAGCAGCTTTTCTTCCTTCCCCAGCAGGAAGCTTACACCAAAAAACACAGCAAACATGACATGCGAGCAAAATATAATAAATATTATTAAATATTATAATCATAGAGGATAAGTATGCGCGTCAAGATTATAAAGAGCCCCGATCGTAAGAAAAAGTTAAGGGCTGTCTTAGAAGACGGCAGGACTGTTGACTTTGGTGCCAGTGGATATTCAGACTACACCAAACACAAGAATCCTTCACGTATGCGTTCCTACGTACTCAGACACGGTGGTCGAGTACCCAAGAGGACAATAGCAGAGAGAGATCCAGTACGGATACATAAAATGATGCTCAATGTGACATCGAGTGATAAAGAAGATTGGAAGATGAGTGGTATCGGTAGGGCTGGTTTCTGGTCCCGCTGGTACCTCTGGGGTCATCCATCGTATGAGGGTGCTAAAAAGATCATCACAAAGAAGTTTGGGGTTACTTTCGACAAAAGTTCTTAGCCGTTATTTCAACGTACGGATACGCATCTCTTAGTGATTCTTTCACTGTTTCTTCTAATATAGTTTCAGGTTTAATCATACCCCTAGTTGTCAGTATTTTATCATTATTGTCATAGGGAGGACGTGTTCTACCAGATCTAATAGTATCGGCAGCAGCACAAAATGCTGTAACTCCATCTGGGTTAGATTTACGAATCTCATCCACTACTAATTGTTTTTCTTTGTCTGTTTTCTTATCAGCACTTTTCTGATAGTAATCAACGATAAATGGTTTCTGTTTCGTGAGATCATCAACCCCCGTTACTTTCCTGAAATGTGGCCCTGTTTTGGGAATCAGACCAGCGAAAAAGGCGGCGGCTGAAGAAGATGATGAACAGCAAGAGAGTAAACATACGGCAAGAAGGATTTGTGCCATCCTATACCTTTATCATTTATTTAATTTTGCGAGTTCCAAAGCACGTTTTACGAACGCCTTATCCCGTTTAATCTTAGGATCCGCGGCGATAAGACGCAACAACGTAGCAGTGGGGATCTTGGGGCTATTCCCCGTGGGTTTGGGCATCTTCTTCAACTTTTTCTTCGCTTCCTGAAGTTGTTTCACACCTGGCATTTATTATGGGCGGAGACCTTTTTTCGCGAGAGTCGCCTTGAGCTCAGCCATAAGTTTGGCGCGCTTA